GGTGCTATTATCGCTAATAGTTCTATGAGTTGGTGGGGTGCATGGTTACAAAATAACCGTGGTAAAATTGTTGCACCAAAACCCTGGTTTGGAACTAGGTATAATGATTACGATATGAGTGATCTTTTACCCGAATCTTGGATTGAAAAGGAGGTTTAATGGATTTAACTTACATCATGCCATGTCGAATTGAATCTGAAGACAGGCTAAAAAATATTATTACTTCGGTATCTTATCTACTAAAAACTTTTACAGATGCAAAAGTCATTGTAAAAGAAGTAGATACTAAGTCAACCTTTAAGTTTAGAGCTTTACCAGAGATTAGAAAGATTGCTCCTATTGAGAATCTTTCTCATGTATTTGAAGAGAACTCTGATAATCTATTTCATAAGACTAGGATTTTAAATGACTTAATTTTCATGGCAGATACAAAGGTTATCTGTAGTCATGATGTTGATGTTGTATATCCAGTGAAAGCACACATGTATGCATATGAAGCACTCATGAATGATAGTATGGATGTTGTTTATCCATACGGTTGTGGAGTTTGGCAGTATCAAGTAGACTATCCTATGGATGTCTTTAAGAGGTTTATTGATTCTGGCCATGATCTTAACTCACTAGAACCAAATTGTCGTACAGAGTCTTCTACTATTGGTTGGACTCAGTTCTATAATAAGGAGAAAGTTATTGAAGGTGGTCTCTGGAATGAAGAATTTATTTCATGGGGTGCTGAAGACTGTGAGTTTTACTATAGGTTCAATGCTTTAGGATATAGAGTGGGAAGAATTGAATCTCCTATCTGGCACTTTGAGCATGGAAGATCCCATAATTCTCATTATCATAATCCGAAGTTCATGGAGAATCATAATCTCTGGCAAACTTTGAGAAATACTCCTCAAGATCAATTAGCAGAGTATTATAAAAATGTCCCTTATTTGAAAGCGAGGAATACAAATGCTAGCGTATAATCATCTTGGTCTGTTGGGTAGACTGGGTAATCAAATGTTCCAATATGCTTCTCTGAGAGGCATTGCGGCTCGTCGTGGATATGATTTTGGTATCCCACCATCAGACTTTGATAATGAGTGGGATTCACATCAACTGTTTGAAACATTTGAACTTCCTCATTTAAAAAAAGAAAATATCCGATTGTTGGATATGGGACATGCTCCAATCGTAAAAGAAGTTAAGTTTGAATACGATCAAAGATTGCATGATCAATGTCCTAATGATGTTTCTATTTGGGGATTCTTTCAAACTGAAAAATACTTTAAAGATATTGCAGACAGTATCAAAGAAGATTTTGCATTTAAAGATGAAATTTTATCCACATGCGAAGAAGCATTTGAATGGGACAATCCAGTATCACTACATGTAAGAAGAACTGATTATCTTCAGAACAGTGCAAATCATTATAATCTTGGACTTGATTATTATGAGAAAGCTTTAGAGAACTTTGAAGGAAGAACTGTCCTTGTATTTTCTGATGATCCTAAGTGGTGTTCTGAACAAAAAATATTTGAGGATGATCGTTTCTGTGTATCTGAAGTTGGAGATAATCGATATGATCTATGTCTAATGTCAATGTGTACGTCTCATATTATTGCAAACTCATCTTTCTCTTGGTGGGGTGCATGGTTGTCTGGATCTAGTGATGTGATTGCACCAAAGAAATGGTTTGGCCCACAGAATGATAATAAATCTCTAGAAGATTTATTCCCAACTGGTTGGACAATTATTGATTCTGAATGATATGGACAAAAATAAATCAACTTTCAAACTGAAAGGAATTCCTCAAGTCTACTATATCAATCTTGATGATAAGGAAGACCGTCGCAAGTATATGGAGGATCAGTTTGAATATTGGGACATCACAAATTATACAAGGATCTCAGCCTGCGATGGTCGTGAAGATGACCTTAGTGGTATTTTAACTGGTCGTTATCCAGAGAATATGATATCAGGTGAAATTGGATGTACTACCTCACACCTGAAAGCACTTAAGCACTGGTTAGAAAATAGTGATGACAAATATCTTATCATGATGGAAGATGATTGTGATCTTGAGTGTGTTAAACATTGGGGATTTACTTGGAAGCAATTTGAATCCCAACTTCCATATGATTTTGATGTTGTTCAGTTAGCAATTATTAATCCACAGCAAGTTAGTGTAAGACTTCACAGAAGATTTGTGAATGATTTTTCTACTGCTTGTTACCTAATCACTCGTCATCATGCACAGAAATTAGTAAATCTACATTGTAGAGGAGATAAGTTTAAATTAGATCAACGTGTTAAGCCCAGAGCAGTTGCAGATGACTTGATTTATAATTCAGGAAACACTTTTGCAATTCCTTTATTGCTTTATAAGATTGATCTAGGATCAGATATTCATGATATACACATTGATGTATTTCATAAAGGTAGTTACACTGGATTGTGGGAATTTTGGAGGACTTCTGCACCATTGATTGAGGACTGGATGCCATACTTCGACTATGATCCGTTTTATGGCACTTTGCCACCAGAACAGAACGCTTGACAAAACTTTATGTTTCCTATATAATGTGTAAAGAAACATTACGGAGTGTAACATGACTGTAACAACTGAAGATGGTGGACGTACAAACATGTACGCCACTGAGCCCAGAATGTATATCTCTGAGACAGACGCAGAGCGTTATGGTCATGAGACATATGCCGAGCGAGCTGAGAAACTAAATGGACGCACTGCTATGGTTGGATTTGTTTCTGCTGTTGTCTCTTATGCTTTCAGTGGTAGCGTATTTTTCTTTGGTGTCTTCGGATTCTGATGACTGAAGTTATTTTCACCGTCACGGCAGTTGCTTTTTTCTGCCTTCTCGGTTATACTATTGAAAACCTATCCGAAACCTATTGATGGAAACCTCTATTGCTGAGCTCCTTACTTATTATGTAATTGGTGGTGCCCTTATCATAGGACCACCTGCAGTGTTCTTGATCATTGCTATGATGGCAGCACTCCAAAATACGAAAGGTCGTATGGTTGGATACAAAGACCATCAAACTTATGGTGACAGCTCTATCTACGATCCATCATCAAAGTTGCCAACAGATCAAACCAAATTTTATCTTGAACTTGACACTTGAGACTTGACACAGTATCAAACTTTCTATATACTTACAACCAAATCTACGCAGAATAGATGACATACACTATTACACTGAAGACTACTGAAGGTGATCATACTATCCAGTGTGAAGATGATCAATACATCCTTGACGCTGCTGAAGAAGCAGGGGTCGATATGCCTTACTCATGTCGTGCTGGTGCCTGTTCTACATGTGCTGGTAAAATTATTAGTGGAACCGTTGATCAAAGCGATCAATCTTTCTTGGATGATGATCAACTTGAAGCAGGTTTCCTACTTACGTGTGTATCTTACCCCACATCTGATTGTGTAATTGCAACCGAAAAAGAAGAGGAACTTTATTAATGTCTGTTACTCTACGTTTTAAAATTCTAGATGCACTTCGTGCTGATGCTGACGGCAATATTGCCAAAGCAAAAGCTAACATAGAAGTTTATCTAGAGAATCCTGTAGGTATTGGTGAGCACCCTGATGTGCTTGGTGCTATTCAAGAACAATTAGATATTATTGCACATGAAGAAGAGCGTATTGAGGTAATTCAAAAACACTTCAGTATTCCACATGACTAATCCTAATCAACTCTATGAAGACATGGAGAAACTGAATGCCCTATACGAAGAGCTCTGTTGGGCACATGATGATGAACTAGTATTCACACATGAAAATGGCAGAGTAATTGTTTACAACAAAACACAGGAGCAAAACAAATGAACGAAAACGCAGAACGCATCAACGGTATGGCAGCAATGATCGGAGTGATCGCTGCTCTTGGAGCATACGCCATGACAGGCCAAATCATTCCAGGTATTTGGTAAACCGAACCTCTTTACACAAAAGACGTTTTATGTTATACTAAATAAATGGACGTAACCAATGTTACGTTTTACAACAGACTGGTGAGTCTCAACTAATCGCTCATCAGTCTGTGATATACTTACTTCAACGAGAACAAGTCGAGTTCTCTTTCATCCGTAGGTTAAACTCTACGAGACATACTTAAAGGTACAACAATGTTTAAATCTGTATTCGCAGCAACTGCTGCTCTTTCCGTTTCTGCTGGTGCTGCTTTCGCAGGCCCCTACGTCAATGTAGAAACCAATGCTGGCTGGACTGGTTCTGACTACAATGGAACCGCCACGGATCTTCACCTGGGCTATGAAGGCGCACTCGGTGAGTCTGCCTCATACTACGTCCAGGGTGGCGCTACTGTAGTCTCTCCTGACGGTGGCGAAAGCGACACCGTTCCTTCTGGTAAGGCAGGTCTGGGTCTTGCACTAACCGATAGTCTTGGTGCATACGGTGAAGTCTCCTTCGTGGGCAGTGGTGACAGCGATATCGATCGTGGATACGGTGGTAAGTTGGGCGTCAAGTACAGCTTCTGATCGTTCATATAGACACATAGACATCTAGATGTTATACTGGGGTGCGACGGCATCCCTTTTTTTTATGAAAGATTATTTTCTAAAGATCGTCACTCATCCAGCAGTCCATTATAATCTGATTACTATTGGAATACTGATTACAATAGGAGCATTACATAATCATGCTCACTACACAATGAATATGGATGCAGATGCTTATGTTAGACAGTGGTGTAGATCATCAGCAGAAAACAAAAAGACCTGTATCCGTTATGGCGGACCCATGGATTACTAATGAAAAAGAAAGAAATTCTGGATCAAGTCAAATTGCTCAAACATCGAATTGATAGCCTGGAATCAGACTATTTTAAAATGTTGGTGAAGTATGCTAAATTAGAATCTGAATTAGAAATCTTAAAACAAGAGAAGGATTACTTGATTCCGCACGATGGTGATATATACTAACAAGGTATGATTCTTTATTATGTCAGAATTCCCAAAAGATTGGAGATATGCTGATGATAGGATGCAAATGAGAGCAGCAGTCTTTCGTGCTCTTAGTCATCACCTAGAAGAACATTGTCGATCAGTTTATGAATTTTGTCATGACTGGGTAAGTCAAGGCAATCAAAATACAAACAACATTGAATTTTATTTTCAAAATTATTTGAAGGAGACAAAACGTGAACAAATTTATCAACTTGAAAAGTGTCTTGAACTCAATCCTAATTGGTACTTGCCTATTAGGGACGAGCCCGAGTCTGGCAAACCCTCTTAAAGATGACGAGTATTACTCTAACCATTCAATGGGATGTATGTTACTCGGTGAATGTACTGAAGGTGTAGAGAAAATCTATTCTATGTTGGATGTATCATCACAATATCCCAATCCAGAAAAGTTTACTGGAGTGACAGGTGAGTTTCATAATATGTTGCACTCACTTGATCTAATTGGTGTGAATGTATTCCTTGCTGATGAAAAGTATTTTCCAGTAGGACATCGTGGTGTCTATCATACTGTGAGTAATAACTTCTTCTTGAACAAAAGATTTATGAGTCGTCCTGGTGTATTGATGAGTGTCATGCGTCATGAAGGATGGCACGCTGCTCAGGATTGCATGGCAGGTACGATTGATAATAGTATGATTGCTATCATTAAACCCACAGATCAAGTGCCAATGTTATGGAGTGAAATGGTGGAGCGTACCTATCCTGAGTCAGCATGGCCCTGGGAAAAGGAAGCAACATGGGCAGGTAAGACTGAAAACATGACTATGAATGCTCTTGCAGCATGTGCTGGTGGTAATATGTGGGAAGTTTATGACCCAACACCACTGACCCGTAAGTATCTGATAGATTATGGATACATTAAAGAGTAACCTATAAAATAAATAGAGCTGCCTTACTCTTAATTCATGGAATCAACTCCTAAGAAGAAAGAGGAAACCAAAAAGGAAAATAAATTTGAGTGGGCGGACGAGGGTGTATCAACTCTCGTCCGCGTTGTTATTCTTGGATGGTCAGCAGCAATTCTGACTCTTAACTATGTAACTGTTCCTGGTGTTCCTCAGAAAAATATCGACCCTACTTTTATTGCCAGCGTCTTTACTGGGACGTTAGCTACTTTTGGAGTCATGCCTTCTAAGAAAAAGAAGGATGACGAAGTTAAACAAGCACCTACATTGGAGAAAAAAGATGCAAAAATTGATTAACGGAATCGCACTACTATCAGGATTGACTTGTGCAAGTCTCATTGGTGGGGGTGTCTATGTTTACATGCAGAAAGATGCTCTCCTAGAGAGTGCTAAGGAAGCAGCAACTAAAGCAGCAACAGAAGCAGTAACTAGTGCTCTTCCTGGTATGCTAGATGGACTTATGCCAGAACTTCCTGGTATGACTGGTGGTGCTATTCCTGCTGCTCCTAGCGTTGGTGGTGGAACTCCTGCTATAACTGGTCCTGCCTTACCTTTCTGAGAATTTGCTGAGACCTGTTAAATAGGTACAGCTATTATACTTATCATGGCACAATCGACATATAAGAAACGCCAAAAGAAAGAGGCGACTGAAACATTTTTCCTGTATGTATTTTTTCATTCTATTTGGACAGGAATTTTTAATTTATTTGAGGACTAATGCCTGAGATACCTATTATTACAGGTAGGGACATTAGTATTAAAGGTATTAATATTAATACTATATCTACCTATGACTTTAATAATCCTTCAACATCCGTACCACTAGCAGCTCCAGTAGTAGTAAACATTGGTGTGCCTGTGGTTAACATTCCAGGATGTGTTGAGGCGACTGAAACTAATACTGCTAAAAATAATCAATTACGAACGGATGATCCTAATGGTGTGGTTACAATTTGCGATTCTGGTGTTCCCAGTTTTAATCCTATTTCTTTTGAACCAAACCAGATGATTATGTCGGGTCCACCTCAGGTGAACTCCCAAAAACCAGATGAACCAAAACCTCCAGAAGCAAAAACAGATACACCACCTCCACCTCCACCACCTACTGCCAAAATAGAATGTCCTACCAAGGTTCAGGTAGCACAAGAACCTGTAGGAACATTAGTAGAAGGATTTAGAAAGGAAGTTGTTGGTTATAAACTCATTGATAAGACATGTGTTCAGATAACAGAATCAGTAGGACTCCCCACACAAATTGTTGCTGGTCTACCTAGTGGTGGACAGGTTATGCAGGTGGGTGGTATTGCTGTCATCGCTACATCATCAGCACTCATAGCAAAACCGCTGGCAGACATACTATTGAAAGCAGTCAAACCAGCGGTTAAGAAAGTTATGAAAAAGATTGCTACCTTACGTGGTAAGAAACCTCCTATTTT